TATTTAGACCTCGGATTCCCATACTCTTTGTAAAATAATATAATGTAGATTTTTTTCAATTTTATTACATTCTTACTTTGTTTATGCTTTGCACATACTTATTTTTCATGTAAAGGATAAGATATAACTATAAAACTAAAAAATTATAAAACTAAAAAATATGTGAAATGCTTTTTCCGTATGTGTTTTGCAAAATTGACAAATGGTATCATAGGTTCTATTTTGCATACACTCTCTAAGAGAGACCATAATTAAATCTAATTCCAAATCAAAGCAAATCAAAGCAAAGCAAACTTTCACACACTTACATCAACAGGAAAATATGTCTATTGTCAAGAGCTTTTTCATCCCTACCATTTCTTATGGTATCACCAAGAATATACTTAGAGATTATTTCTCTTATTGCGGACAGGTAAGTCGGATTGATTTCGTATCATTCAATAGCGATAAAGGCGTTGGACGTCGCGCTTTTGTTCATTTCTCATATTACGACAATAACAGTCGATATGCGCAGGAAATCGATTATGATATTCGAGAAAAAGGTGTTTTCGAAGGATCGATCCCTTGCAGTGGTGGCTGGTGGAAAATTTCGGTTTATATTAATAAAAATCCAGTTCCATTTACATCTCTTAACATCGATCAAGTTGCTTCCAATACGGATTTCTTGGGAGAAAAAATTAAAGAACAAGACGCTCACATAGAAACACTTGAATCTCGCATTGCAGATTTGGAGAAACTTGTAAAAAAACTCACGAATCATGTACCATTGGAGATTGATTGCTCTTTTGGAGATATTGTTCCAGAGCCTCTTACTGTACAAGAGTTGGAAACAAATACTTTTATCGAAACAGCAAACAGTTGCGGATCTCCATACAGTTTGGAAAATGAAGATATCGAATATCAGAACGACGAATATTATGGTTTGACCGAAGAAGAGAGAAATAAAAAGATTGAAGAAGAAAGATTCAATGCACAAGAATACGAAGAATGGTTGGAAGAGCAAAGAATAGATGACGAAAGATCGGACCGATACGCAGAGGAAATACTCGAAAGACAGATATATTGCATTGGCCCTTAGATACGAGCGTTGTACCTCTAGTTATAAAAAATATATTTGTAATATTTTGTATATAAAATTAGTAGATTTAAATTTCGATTTCAAATAAAGACATTCTTAACGTTTTAATAAAAGTTCCTTTCTTTTTTTTTGATTTAATTATTTTTAACATAGAATTCATATATGCAGTACCAACTAGCATATTTTTGCTTTTCGCATTATACAAAAACAACTTTGTATATTTTTGCAAATTTTTGTAATCACGTTTAAATGCCAAAGTAACACGATTTCCTGAAAACTGATTTGCGCAGAATTCTAAAAATTGGTCAAAATGTACAGATAAAATACTTTTTAGAACAAAATATGAAAATCCTTGTGTTTTTTCTGAATACTTCTTTGCTTTTTCCTTTATGAATAATTCATCATATTTAATACCACTATGGTTCAACAATTTGGAACACTGCCATAAAGCAAATGTTCTTTCGTATATTAATAATTTTGAAAACAATGAATCCTTTCGCAATGGATCTTTTATAAAAGAGTAAAACATAAGATTCAAAGTCTCTGCCCACATCTCACAATACGTCTCATATAACCGGATATCACTTATATTAACAAAAAATGTATTTCGTATCATATCTTCTTGTTCTTTTAATTGAGAATGATCCATTCGTATAAAATCTAACCCAAGGTTATGAAAAGATTCATGAATAAGAGCTCTAAACCATTCTTCTTCTCGAAATATGGTTACAGTCGTTTTCACTTGACATGTTGTTGTAAATGCAGTATTTATATCTTCAGTGTCAATTGTTTTGTTCTCTTCAGGTAGATCTTTTTTTTCAGGTATCATATAAATGTAAATATCAACGGTTGTAGAACATCTTTTTTCTACAAAATCATTTACAAAACAAAGCCATACATATATTAATTGAATCATGTTGTAAATATTATCATATGTATGTTTATTCATCAAGCAAATATGAATAAAAAATGTCCTGTTTTCCTGAGTCCCTGGTATTGGAAAGTTCATTTTAACAACAATATTTTTTTTGCATTTTTCTCTTATTTGTTGTCGTAATTCTTCAGGAATAAAATTATCGACTTCTCCTATACTTGATGGTTTTTCAACTAAAGATGAAATAATCTTTCTTTCATGTTTTTCCCATTGTTTAAAACATTTTTCGATTCTTTTAAACCACAAACTCAACATTGATTTTACTTTTTGAGAGAAAGAAGGTAATTTTATGTATTTTACAAGAGACTGAAATTTTGGTAGATTTTCCAGCTCTGTTTTCAATAATACATCAACCATGTTCCTATATAATACATTATTTTATATTTATACAGATGGCACATAAGTTCTAATATCATACCTACAAACTGGACAATGTGCATTTCTAGAAAACCATCCTTGTAATGATATCCATTTGAAAGTATGACCACAGTGTATAATTTTACAAAGTTCTTCTCCTTCCTCGAAATCCTCAAGAGTAATTGGACACCTTGTATGAGTAACATTTGTTTCAGTATCTGGAGTTCTAGAACGATACAGAAATCTCTCTGTTGAACTAAGAATTTGAATAATTGTAGGATATATTGTGGCATTATTTCTGTCTTGAGATAGCAATAAAGTTGCTGATATTTCAGATTCTAACTGCCCATTATTAAGTCTATTTTCAAATAAAAAGGGTAGTAAAGGTGTATTTCTAATACGCGTATTTTGAGGTGTGGTTGTGTTCAACTCTCCAAAAATATTAGATAGTGTAGAAGGTACGTTTGTATTTCTAGATCCTCCGTTATACATGGTGTTGGTTTGAGGTATGTATCTATTAGAATTCCGACGCAATCTTGATGCATGAAGAATGTGATCTATATTACTTATATTTCTCATTACTTGCTGCGTCATTCGGTTTATTTGTGATACTGTCGTCTGATATATTCTCACATTTTCTTGATATTCACGAATATGGCGAAACCATCGAGAAATAAAATCATCAACCAAATCAATATATCGTTCTTGTAATGAAATTTGAGTATTATTACCACTTGATCGAGATTGTTGAGGTTCAGGTTCTTGATCAGGTTCATGTTCTTGCTCAGCTTCTTCCTCAGGTTCTTGGTAATAATCTCTTTGTTCATTTAAATCTAAATTCATTCCTTGGCTACTAAAATCTCCTAAAACTGAATTGCTAATATCAACATAAGGCAATGAATTCGCATTACTTGATATGCCATATGGAATTACAATTCCACTTGAAATATCAGTATTAGAAATATCGAATGACATTGCAGCCGTCATCATAGAGTTCATAATACTTGACAATGCTGTTTGGTCACCATTAGAGATTGGATCAGATGATCTTGTTTGTATCAACTCTTGTACAGTTTCCTCTAAAATTCGATTCATTAAATCATTATTCATTCAAAGTTTATAATGAATAGTTATATTTCTTTTAATAGAGTATTAACGTAATTATTATATAAATATGTTTTAGTTATTTTAGTAAATATCTTACATATGGATAAAGCTCCCAAAAAAATTAATAATTTAGGAAACACTTGTTATTTAAACTCTTGTATACAAATTCTTTGCTGTATTCCACAATTACGACAATTTACCTTAAAAACAGAAAGTATTCACAATTCCACTAAAATAGAAAATATTTTGTGGAAAAATTGGAAAGATGTTCTTACAATAATGAGTAATACAAACAATACAAAAGAAAGCTTGTCACCAAATGGGTTTTTGAATGCAATAGAAACAGTAGCAAAAAACAAAAAAATGTTATTCTTCCAAGAAGATGAACAAGAGGATATTGGACACTTTCTATTGTTTTTTATAGATTCTTTGCATGAATGTTTTACTAAAGAAACAATTGTGGAAATTTCAGGATTATCCAAAAATGAAACAGACAATTTAGCAATTAATGTTTTCAAGAAGTCGAAATCTTTATTTGAAAAAGATTATTCTGAAATCGTTCGCTTGTTTCATGGATTTTCCGTATCACAAATTGTATCAACTGAACGCGAAAATATAATTCGCAGTCAAACTATTGAAATATATTACACATTTGATTTACACATTCCAAATGAAAATACTACGCTATACAAATGTATTGAAGAATACTTGAAGCCAGAAATTCTAGACGGATACAATAAATGGTTTAATGAAGATAAAGATGTTTATGAGAGAGTTGAGAAAAAACTGCTGTTTTGGTCATTTCCTGATATTTTGATTATTTGCTTAAAGAGAAACAACTATTTTGGAGGGAAAAACAACTCATTAATCGATTATCCTTTGGAATTAGATCTAAGTAAATATACCTGCGGATACAAGAAAAACTCCTACACTTACGATTTAATTGGCATTTGCAATCATATAGGAAATAAAAACGGAGGTCATTATACGGCATTTGTAAATAAAGATAATAATTGGTATCACTGTAACGATGAAACAATACAAATTGTAGAGGACAAAAAATATCTTTTAACAAAGTTCGCATACTGCCTATTTTATTGCAAAAAAAATAATTCATTATAGTATAATAAAGTAATGTCATCCGATAGTAAAAAAGAATATTCAAATAAAGATGTATCGGCAATTGTAACAGATATATTCGCAAATGCGAATCTTCATATTTTAGCAGGATTTCTCCTTATTTATTTAGTCGTTTTTGTGGGATTTGGATCATATATGAAAAATAAAGGTTCTGGTGATTATGAATCTACCGTGCGCTCCACATTCGACGGACTATTTTTTACTTGTGTATTGGTATTCTTAGCTTACAAATACATTACACAACCATCAGAAGATAGTACCTATATGATTAATAACTTTACCGACAAAATTATTGAAATGTATGATAATGAATTGGCCCTTTTTTCTATCATGTTATTTGTTGTTTCTTTTTATTTGTTGTTAATGCTTCTTCAAGTTCCTCTAAAAGAAAGCAAACCAATATCTGTTATCTTTATCGAGGGAATATCCTGGTTCTTATTAGGAACTTTAGTAATTCATAATTCTCTAAAGTATTTTTTTGAAATAGATCTTCTTGAAAATTTACGCAACAATGATTTACAAAATTATTTGGATCCAGATAATGCAAATGAACAAATTGATGCAAGTGGAAATCCAATTGAAGAAGTTGAAAAACCGTCAGAAGAAGTATTTAATATTTCCAACAATCTCTATAATTATGAGGATGCACAAGCAATTTGTAGAGCATATGATTCAAGATTAGCTACATATGATGAAATAGAAACTGCATATGAAAACGGTGCAGAATGGTGCAACTATGGATGGTCTGCCGATCAAATGGCATTTTTCCCAACACAAAAGAATACATGGGAAGAACTTCAGCACAGTCAAAAACATAAAAATAGTTGTGGAAGACCAGGCATTAATGGAGGATACTTTAGAAATCCAAATATTAAATTTGGGGTCAATTGTTATGGAGTGAAACCAGAACCAAAAGAAAACGACTTGAAAATGATGGAAACAAAAAAGAATAGACCATACCCCAGAACTGAAGAGGAAAAATTAATGGATGAAAAAGTAAATTATTGGAAAGAACACGCACACGACATGCTACGTGTAAATTCTTATAATCGTGATAAATGGTCACGCTATTAATTTTATGAGTTTTTCCTAAAGTTTCTTCATTTTTTTCATAAAGATTTCATTTTTTTTATGAAAAAAACTTCTAAAAATTTCAAATAATATTTTTGAAAAATGAAAAGGATACATTTGGATTTTCCTAAAGTTCCAATGAAATCCCTCAAAATATTTAGGAATATTTCTCTCAAAAATCCCTAAAGTTTCTTAATTCGAATTATTTCTTTTTGAAAATGAGATTTCAAAATATAATGAAAGCAATTGTTTGTGTCAATGAAAATAATGGAATCGGATATCGAAATACAATTCCATGGAAATCAAAGAGAGACATGTCTTATTTTAGAGAGAAAACAATCGGAAAAGGAAACAATGCAGTAATTATGGGATACAATACTTTCATGAGTTTAAATTACAAACCTTTACCTCATAGACGTAATTATATTATCACACGCAATCCTTCTAAAATTAAAAATCTTGGATCGGATATTGTTGTAGAATCAAACATTGAAAACCTTTTTTTACTGGAAAACATATTCGATGATGTCTTCATTATAGGAGGGAGTGAAATATATAAACTTTTTGAACCATACATTGATACTTTATATTTAAATGTAATCAACAATAAATTACCATGTGATGTATTTTTTAATATGAATATGCGTAATTTTCGAGAGGAAGATAAACATACAATCGATGATTCTTACAATAAACTCACGCTATACACGTACAAAAAAACCGAACAAGAACTATAAAATTCCTGCGAAAACAGTAAAAATAATAAAAGCACATATTCAAGCTTTCTTTCTATAGAACTGTAATATTGTTTGAATTCCATTTTGCGCATTGTATATTTTTGTCAAAAAGGGATCAAATAACATTTTTTTCACTTCTGCAGAACAATATTTCTCACGTTTCTTCATGTATATTTCTAAATCGTCGTTCGATTCACTGTACAATTTATCCAATGTCGCATGCAAGTTTCCTATATCCTTTGCTCGTTTCCCATTGTACATGTATATTTTTTCTAATGCTAATGATAATAACTGTTGTAATGGATTCATTAATTGATTTGTAATATAGTAATGGTAATCTAAAGTTAAGCGATTTTGCTCTATGAATTGTGGCGTTTCAATACGCTCACCCAATAACTTTTTATTGCTACCTTTGTTTTCGATAAACGCAAACTTGATACGATCACCAGGTTTAGGTTTATTACCAGGATCACGCTCTCCTATACGATTGGCTAGTACTTTATGAGCAATCTGATCAGGATTTTTATAATCACTTCTCAGTGATTTTGTTAAGGATAATTTATCCATTGATACATTTCCATCTACTAATGTCTGTAAAGAATCATTTAGAAATTCTATGGCTTTTTGTACATTGTCTGGTTCTTTCATCAATATTGTCAAAATACCCCCATACACATCTTTTAGATAATCACAAGAATCACGTCTCTTCAAAGGTAGTCCCATAAATTTTAATTTCCCTTTATTTGGGTTTAATTCATATAGCATTCCTACATATCGCTTTTTAGATAATAAGATAAAAGACATTAATGTTTTCTCATATGCAAGTTTCATTGGTGGTGGTAAATGCAATGAACATAGATTTGCAGCTTCTTGTGCAAGTTCTATTGTCAGCTCTAATGCTCGTTTTCCTCTTATTGGTGCCCCTGTATCTGGCTCTTCTAAATTAAAAGTGAAGAATACACTATCTGTATCTCCATATACGTAGGTCGATTTTGTTCGAACGACTTCACCTTTTGAGGATGTATAAATAGAATCTCCATAAATGTCTTCCACCATTCTTTTTGCATAAGTAATCATCATTCTTCCTATAGATGTAATAGATGCAGCGACGTCTTTTTCGAAAAATGTCGATACACTCGAACCCATCTGACCGTACAAAGAATTGGCAGTTACTTTGTATCCTAATTGTCTCTTATCTAAAACATTCGCAATAAAAGGATCTGGTTCGCTTTCTGCTTTTTTTCGTGTTTCTTTTCTTGCCTTCAAAAGATCACCAATAATACATGGAATGATTCCTTCTTGACCATTCGGAAACTGAGCCCATCTACATACTTTTGTTCCGCTTTTTACCTTGTCTTTACGACCTAATTTACCAGTTGTAGTATATTTTTGTACGATTTCAAAACTATCAAATGTAACTTCTACATACTTGTAGTTTGGTAAATTATCATATTTTTTAGCCATTTTTTCCAATGTAGCTAAATTTGATTGTGTTACTTTTATATCATTAATTTTTACTAAATTCCCTTGTAAATCATAATTTTTCGTCGACACTTTACTGTTTGGAGACAAATTCCAACCTTTTGCAATCGAGGGGTACAATGATGAATAATCCACACATGCAACTGGATTCTCACCATACATTGCACATTTTGGCGGTAATACAATTGCACCTTCATAACCATCGTCGTTTTGCGTTTTTTCTAAATCAGGCATCAAAGTATTTTTTTCTCTACATACTTTTGCTACATAACTAGTAAGCTTTATTCCTTGACCTCGAAATACTAAAAAGCTAATTGGAACACTACAAATACGTGACATTTCAATGTATCCTGTAAGTACATCTACTTTTTTCATCAAGTGATGCACCAGATTACAATCCTGAATACAATACTTTGCCACTATTGCGCGACTCTTTGCAGATTCTTTTGATAATCGGAAAATGTCTTGAGGACTGACATCGTCTTTTGCCATACCCCATTTAAGCACTTGTTTTTGAGCGTCTAAAGAAGGATGATTTCCATCAATTATAATTACATTGTATTTACCGTCTGCTATTCCGTCGTCGTCTTTTACTTCCACGTTTTTCTCAATAGATAATACTCGGAATTTCTTACCATTCATATAATAATCCGTTGTAAAAGTTGTTATTTCCAGATGAATAAAATCACCTTCATGTAATCCAGATAGATTCTTACTGTATAACTGACTGGTATTATTCGACATTGGACGAATGCCTTTAATGTCATCTCGAATCATTGTTCCAGCTACGTCATCTAATTTATAAGACGATAAATTATAGTCTCGTCTAAAATAAAACAATAAATCAATCTGTAATCGTCCTGCCATTAGGGGGTAATGCAAGTCGTAATCTCCACTTGCTAGACGATTTTGTGTATGGTCCAATGCAGTGTCACCTGTTTCGCGATCTTTTTTATAGCATAATTCATTTAATACACGTGATAATACACAAAATTCATCCACTATTTCTAATTCTTTGGCACGGTGAAACATGAACTGATAATCAAAACCAAATATGTTATATCCGATAATAATGTCTGGATCTTCTTCTTGGATCAAATTTGTCCATTCCAATAAACATTCAGATTCGTTATTTACTGAAACAATCTCCGCACCAGAAACAGGATCACAAGTATCCACTACAATACAATGATTCTTGTAAGGTTCTGGCATTCCGTTTTTAATAAATGTGCTTCCAATAAAGGTAACACGATCTCCTTCCAATTCAGGATATAATGTAGTCATCATAGAATTCAATAATTGGATTTTTTCTTCTCGAGTGTTTTCTTTATCGATTAAAACTTCTGCAATGGTCTTCTTTTTATTCGGTTCTGCAATGTGTTTTTTAGCTCTTTTTTCCGCAGTACCCAATTCTTGGACATGGAAGTTATTTGCCGTCTCGAATCCTCCGACATCAGAAACTTCACCTGACGATTCACCTTGCTTCTGCTTTTCGGCCATTGCTTCAAACATTTGTGACACTTTTAAAATATTGTCATGCTTATTTTCTTTGGCGTGCATTTCCAACGTATCCTGTAAAAAGTGCTGTGTAATTGTCTTGATTCGATCTTTTGTAATTTCTTCAAATTCTTTTGGAAATACAATATCAATATTATCTACTTTTCCAAACGAAAATGCTGCTTGAATCGTTTTTTTTAATAATAATTCAGCCGCGTTTTTATCTATTTTTTGTTTTTCCATACGTCCATGTAAGTAATCAACAAATTGAGATGCAAATCTTTTGTAGTCTTTTATGGGTACTGGAAAATCACCATGACTACTACTTGCTTCAATATCTACACTGCAGATTTTATACGGTACTGGTGTCTCCTTATTTGGTAAAGGAACAATATCGTCATGACTACAGAGATATTCGTACGTACATGATGTAAGTTTTTCTTCTGGAATATCGGTATAATCCGTTTTTACTTTAATCCAACCAGAAGGGCTTATATTGTGTATATGAAAATATCGCAAAAGAGGGGGGATTTTACTTTCATAAATAGGAAGCTGAAGCTGACCATTTTTTTCTGTAATTTGACGACGAAACTGGTAAAATGCGCTCATATTTCGAAAAGTCACTTTAGCAAACTGAAAATCGGTATTGGCCGTAAATTCATACAACTGACTGTGCGTCTCCAAAACACATGAAATACAGTCTTTAGTTATACGTCTGCATTCTTGCTTTACAGAATCATACCAATTTTGTAATTGATTGTTCGTCCAATGCGTGGGAAGTTTGATATAAAAGAACGGATAAAAATCGTCAATAAAGAAAGCACATGTTTCACCTATTTCGTTTATACCAAACATTTGGATTCGAAAGTGTCTTTCCTTTTCTGTATCAAATGTCTGGTAATCAAACAATCGAAATGTTTTATATTGTTCATTTTGAATACACGGATACGAAGTAGTATTTTGCGTTTCAGTTTCTGTTTCAGTTTCTGTTTTAGCAAGAGGACGATTCACGATTTTAAATTTTTTCCGTGTTTTTATTGGTAACATGGATTTAGATCGTGGTTGTGCCTTTCTTGAAAACATATTTACTGTTTATTCTTTTTACTGTAAATATAATGAAAAAATATTATCTTTCAATTTTATATAAAAAATAGATAGCATGTTTGATATTAGGGGTAAGAAGAGGCATCGTTATCCGGATCATATTATTACTGATGAACGAGAAGAACAAAGACTCAAACGATCAAGTAGTGAACCCAATACACATAAAAATATTACACAGAAACGTACCCCCCCTTCGAATGAGCATAAAGCAAACAGTTTGAAACGATATACGCGTAGAACAAAGGTATTACCACCACTTCAAACAACACGTATAGGTAGAACACCAATAACGTCTTTGCTAAAATCATCTAGTAATAAATCACTACTTGAAAAACAAATACTACGATACAATGTTTTGAATCAAAAAAAAGGTAATTATCTTTCTGGAATACCTGTTGCTAGATATGAAAGTAGTGATAATTCAAATGGTACAAGTACAGGTACAAATACATCAACCGCAAGTACGACTGAAACTGATAATAGTAATGAGTATAAATATGCAAATGCTTTGATGGTCAATTATAATTTAGCACAGCTAGTTTTTGCGGAACAAAAAATAGATGTTGAACGTCTAGGTTTGTTTAATGACATTGAGAACTTGAGAGATATTTTAAAAGTAGAAAATGGTGAAATGGAGGTTGTTGGAGGTGGTATGCAGTCTCATGAAGATAGTCTTCTTTATTTGACTGAAGATACAACACATGATTTTCACGGTACGCGTAATTCGTCTTATCCAGAAGATAATCCAGGTGGTGAAGCATTTGTAAAAGATACTGAAAAATGGCTGACTCCAATTAAAGGTGCAACTTGGTATGATGATCCATTCATATTTTATAACTACTACGGACCTGCATTTGAAGAAAAAATAAAAATAGAATTTTTTACAAATTCAATGAATCCACCGCATAAAAACTACGATCATATTCTAAAAACAAAATTTTACTGTAACGTAGATAAACTTAATATAAATAACGCAAAAATCAGTGATTCACTAAAAGAATTTATAAAAAATGGAGATGTTTTTGATAATGACAATAATGAAATATTTGCAAAAAAATTTACGGAAGATATAACCGTTATGTATAATTACTACATATTAGACGCATGCATGTCAGTAAATAGTGACCCTTTTTTTATTAAAAAAACTACGCAATTAGATTCGATGTGTTGCTTATGGGACCCAGCTGGTGCGCATGAGTTTCCTATTGGTAACAAGGAGGAAAGAGTTTTTATTGATGACAAGAACGAGTTTGGTCTAAATTTTGAAGAATCAACATTTATTGATACCATAGTATTCGATAGTAAATATAAAGATGATAATAATAATAATAAATCTCTGTACGATGATGCATATGATGAGTTGCTAAATAAAAATTGTTTGGAGGGTAAATACAAGATTACTTTTAAACTGCGCTTGTGGGAAAATAGCGGCAAATATAAAGTATGCATTTGTGTATTGCAAGGTGGTGAAGATAAATTTATCTCGAAACCAACAAAATCATTCGCATTAGCTGATTTGGCAGTCGGAATGTCATATTGCGATTACTTAAAAGAAAGTAAATCTCCTATGGATAAACTCAATATAACACGAGAATTGCAGGAATTTATAGACAACATATTCCAACTACAGGGAGATGATACTCAACAAAACAAAAAAAACGAAAAATGTGATGACATAAAAATTTTACTAGCAAGACTAAAGTCATCTGGTGATCATGGTAGTGCGAGAACCGCAAAAATTGTAAATGATCATTGTGGTAGAGCTAAAAAAAGCACAATGTATTTATCAGGGGATCAACTGTGTTTTGTGTATGCGATCATGCATAATACACCAACATTGTTTCGATATTATGCAGGTTTAAGTACAAAAAACACAGAATGCAGAAAAAACGATGACTGTGATGATTGCGTAAATATGAATTTTTCAGGTATAAAGGACGAACATACACATTTCTTAGGTATAAAGGATGGACATGCACATTTCTTAGGTTTTTACAATCCAATTACAACAGCTGAGATTGCCCAAAAAAAAAATGAAATACTAGAAAAAACAAAAAATAAAACTTTGGTCATGTTAAACACTTTAAAGACTAAAGCAGGAATAGATACTCAAATTTCGAGTGATACTGAAATTTTAACTCTAACAGAGATTGAGTTAATAATTCAAGAGAAAATTGCTGAAATAACAAATAAAGAAAAGAAAGAAAATATAAATACAATAGACCCATTAAAAAAACAAATTGTATCCAGTTTATTTTACCACTACAATCAAAATGATAAATATATAGAAATACAAAACTTAATTTCAATGTTTAAGATAGTACTAGAACCTGGACCTACTTTGAAATTTATAGAGAATAAAATAAAAACTTTTAGCACAAATGATTTCCTAAGTGAGTTGAAAGATCTTGTTGAAATCAAAGAACTACGACGCGGATCAAGAGGAAAAAGTAATCTTCAAAATAATCAATATGATAATTTAAGCGAAATCATTAAAAATAAAACAGAGGGTATATCTTTACAAGAATTCATTGAATCTCAACAGATAGAACAACCACGGAAAGAACAAAGTTCAACTGAACTAGATCCAACCGATGATGACTATGATAACCAACTAAAAATAATGTCTGAAAATGAAAATGCAATGGAAAAATACAACAAAAAAAAGGTAATCTATGATAATAATATAATAAAATTAGAAGCGTACAAAAAACTTAATAAGCCAATTCCCCAATATTTACAGAACATCAAAGACAAAGTACCCAAAATTCCTAAAATTCAAGAGATTAAGCGCAATAATGGTAAGCCTCGTGGATTCACGAATAAACTAAAGTATATTGGTTCTACAATCAAAAAAAGAATTGCGAAACTCTTCAGAAGACAAAACAATCTTCAAGAAGCACAACCAGCAGAATCAGCAGAACCAGTAGAGCTAGATAATATGCATGAAAGTATTACTAATAGAATACTACAAGCAAATGCTGAAATAATACAAAAAGATATTTATGCTCAGATTGGAGAAATAATTTCTAACGTAAATATAGAGGAGGGTGATGATAAGGTTTTTTTGAAAGACCATATTAAAAAAGCTATTGATATACCACAAGCAGTCGTAATCGAGGGAGGATCGAGAAAAAGACGAAAATACAAATCAGTCCTCAGAAAGACAAAGAAACGTATATTCAAAACAAGATCCAAAAAACCAAAAAAGAAAAGTTCTAAATACAATACATACAAAAAAAGATAACAACCGTATTTTAGGCGGATTCTCAGTTATTTAGGCAGGTTCATAAATAACTGAATTCTACTGTAATGTCAAATAATAAAAACCGAATAAAAGTATATAAATGCCTTACTCATTCGAGTTTCTGGTTGATAATAACGTAACATTCCAATGCGCATTACAAAGTCAAAAATGCATAGAAACGTCAAAACAAACCGGAATAATGTGCAAGCGCACTACAATAATAGGAACACCCTATTGTTGGACACATTTACTATATAAAAAACGTTTGCGCATAAAACCATCTACGATTCCGGCCGCCGGAAATGGATTATTTGCCCAGAACACAATACGGCCAGGTAATGATCCTCCTACTATTATTTTCAAAAAAAACGACACAATAATAGAATACAAGGGAGAACGAATAAATTTGAATAGACTGAATCAACGGTATGATACACATAGTGATAAAGGTCGAACAATAAAACATACTGCACCATATGGTATGAGTATAACAAATGATTTGTATATAGATTCTGCATGCAAACGAGGTGTTGGTAGTTTGGCAAACCACAAATCACGTAAAGATGCAAATGCCGAAATAAAGTATATATATGCAGTAAATGAAAATAATAGACGCGGTCCAAAAGTAGGAATAAAAATAGTTGCATTGAGAGATATCAAGAACGGAGAAGAAATTTTTATTTCATATGGGAGGAGTTATAAGCGAAAAAAAAACGAAACACATCGGACCAGAAAAAAACGGTAAAATCAAAATTTATGTGTTTTGAACTCTTTTTCTAGTTCATTTGAAATTAACATAATTTTAAATTCTAGCATTTTTATTTTGGAATCTAAATGTTGTATTTCTATTGTTTCTGTAACTTCACCGAATACAGTATTCTTTAGTTCATTTAGTTTTTGTTCGTAATCAAAAAGCTTATTTGTAAATCGCATTATATTATTGTTTTCGTTTTCAAATAATACAGATGAATACGTGCGCATGTCACGACTATTTGCATTGTACAAATTTCCATTATGATTCAAAGCACATGTAAAGCATTTACAATTTGTACATGAATTAACATGAGTTTTAGTTGCAATTACAGACCCAATAATAACAAGAAACAAGTAAAACATCATACTACTATATTAAATAAATAGCCCTTTAAGTAGTTTTAGGAATATTATTTTGCAATTACTTATTACTGTATAAACAGTGTAATTTTACCTATTTATTTTGTGAATTAGGAGTTCCTTCTTCTTTGATTTTCAACTGTAAATATGACCTTAATATATCTCGCGTTATATTCCCATTACTTTGTTGTTTTTCTATATTCATCAATACGGCAATGTGTTTCACAGTATTTGATAAGTATTGATCATTTACTTCATCAAACAAATCTTGCATATATTCTCGTGTAAATCTTTGATACTTTTCTGTTTCTGTTATGAGAGAGAAATCGTATTTGTTGTAGTCATTCCGAAATAAGTACTGAATATCTTTGTAATCAAGCAATGGATTTATTTTCATATTTGCAGTTGTTTCCATGTTTTTCAATAAACAATAGAGATTTTTTGTATATAAAAATAGGTTATATAAAGAATAATCAATTTTTATTATTTCTCTCACAAAATATTATTTTCTATAAAATTGAGATTGTATAGTATTTTTACTGTACAATAAAAGATAGTTTGATAGGAGAATCCTCTATTAATGTCAATGATTAATATGTTTTTCAGTTTGCCTGATGTACTTCGTAATGAAATTTACATGTATGATCCAGAACATCGAGAAAAAATGAAAGCTGTATTAAAAGAAATACAAACAAATTCCAAGTGTGAAGTATGTGATAGAGTTATTTTAAAGTATGTCTATAGTTCGCGAAACGGAGATGAGATATGCTGCTCTGAAGAGTGTCTTGATTCTTGGATTGAATACTTGTTTTAGAATTATGTTTTTATAGTCGTTTCTTTATTGAACCGCTTTTTTTATTGTATGCTCCTCTTTTTTTAGTTTTTTTAGATTTTTTGTATTGTCCTCCACCTGGTGTCGTCATTTCTAAATAAACAATATCTGCTTGATTGTCGATTAAATCTTGATATAAGGCATTTAATGTATTTCCTACATCTATCATATAATCTCCAGTTGATAATATATTGCTTGTTTTGGAAACTATTTGAAATGCAATACTTTCTTTAGCTATAAAAATAGTAGATAGTCCATTGATAAATTTTAGAACTTTTACACAAGTTTTAAATCTATTTATCGGCATCATATTTCTAAATTTATCAAGAGTCAAATTCTTGATATTCCGATAATCGTCAGTACTTCTTATCAAATCCATGAAAATGCGGAATTTTTCATTTTTCGGTTCAATATGAAATTTACTCACATCAAAAAATGTTTTTTTAATAATGAGTTTTTTATCTTTATTTGAAATTGTTTGAGCGACTTTAAATGTACTCTGCCCCAAACTAATACTTTGTGCTTCAAAACGAAATAGGCTTATAAGTATAATTAGAATTTGTATTATTTGAATTCTCTTAACAGGAACTCCTCCGTTTTGCAAAGATTCTGAAATCGATTTTACTTTATTGTGTTTTATTTCAAGATTATATTGCGAAAATATAGTAGATGCAATATCTATTAATGATAGCATTATAAGATTGAAGTCATCATCTAATTTATTTGCAACTTTAGATGAGCTCATATATAGTATATACGTATAAAAATCTATAAAAATCTATAAACATACTAATCGCTCTTAAACAATTCCTTGATGTTATTATTTGGATATTTATATGTCAAGTCTGGTTGATCTTCAGAGCCGTCTTTAAGTAAATTTTCTTCTCCAGTGTACGTATTCAACGAATACACATTAAAATTCGTTTCTAAATTAAATTTTTTTGTTCGAGTTGCGAAATTTATACTAATGCTTCCTTCATCGCCACTAATAATACGATGAAAAACACCAGCTGGCCATACAACCATAGCAGGGCCATCATAATATAATTTGTCGTTTTTATATATCTGATCAGGAGTAATAATAAAAGACGCCTTTTCATGTGTTTTCTTATTGTAAATATCAATATATCGAGTACCTTGAAGAACCATTAAGTTATCATGTTGTCCAGGATGCATGTACCAAGGTCTTTTGATATTTTCAACAGGACCAGGCGAAATGCTATTTGGACCGTGTATCACTCTATCAATACCATGTATTTTCGGAATATCTGAGGGTACCATTTCATCAAAAGAAACACCAGCGGTTCTTCTTAAGCATCTTAATGGAATAATACGATAAAGAGAACTCATTTAATCTACAATGAATGTAAATAAAATATTTAAGTGTTTTTCTAAATTAAATACTTTAGTATGTTCAAAGCGAGTTTTTCAAAAAAAAAATAATAACTATATCTACAGCAGCCATAATCTACAGAAGCCATAATCTAAAACCCCATATCATAATCGTCATCCAAGCATTTACTTTCATTTACAATAGTACTTGATAAATTATTGTCTATTGTAACATTATCGATTGTACAAGGGTTGTTTTTTTCTTCTTCATCTTTTTGTCTGAATGCATTTTCTATTTTTTCACGATAGTCATTATGAGATATTTTTTCTGGATTTCCGTTTAATTTTTCCATAGCTTGTAAATCCAATAAAACATTAAACGCACCAGTACCAAAGTAACCGTACTGACCAGTCATGACATTGGCGGAAACACCTCGCATATTATCGAGCTGACCATGACGAGCGGCTGTGAGCAACATTTCTGTGTGCATTTCAAAACTGGCTTTTGCAACTGGTCCGATTTTATCCTTTAAAATACCTGATCTATAAACTGCGACCATATCCTTTCCATTATAAGTCATTCTATCACACAATACACTGAGATGATGATAATTCAAATAAACATCAGAGTGTTCCATTACTTCAGTAAATTCCATCAAAATGGCTTGTCTAGCAGCTTCAATACCAAGAACATTATATACTTCTTGAATATCGTTACTATATGTTTTAGGGGCATCAATAAAATTCAAACCCAAAACTTCCAAGAAATTTGTTCCAGTTGTATCTAGAACCCAAGTGTCTTTACGGACGTATTTACCTTCTTCTTTTATAACGCTATTTGGTACTTTACGAGGTAACACTTTGGAAATGCCCTGAACACCGCGCAATATGGTTTTCTTCAACAGATTTTCCTGAAAATTCTTCAACATGTATATTTCATCTGCACTATCAATGGGAGCAGTATCTGTTTTTTTATTGAGTTTCAGTAATCTGATTCTAAAGATAAGTTTATTATCGTTGTAATCAGAGTAAATGACGGATGCTTTATTGGAAAGATTTCCTTCATTCATTGCAAAATAAACATCATCCATACGAATATTTTTATCGAGCATAACATCTGCATTCATCTCCATGCGAATAATCCATTTTGACTTTGCACCTTCGTTATATTCAGACTCTGTAAAATCTCTTACCAAACGCTCGTATTCATAAAAGTCTTCCAACATAGGGCGATCTTCTTCAATTACGGTACTTTCGTCGTAAGGGTCAAAGTAAATTTGAATGTTTTTAACTATATCGTTTAATCTTGTATGTTCAATCATATTCGCATATTTCATTGCTCGATCTTGATCTTGAGAATCCAACGATTTCAAAGTAATGGTGAGCGAGGGATTCTTAGGATTTTTGGTAAGACGTAGGATTTCTTCAATACGTGGAACACCACGAGTGACATTAGACTTTGAAGCAACGCCAACATTATGAAAAGTATTGAGAGTTAGTTGAGTAGTAGGCTCACCAACTGACTGTGCAGCAATAACGCCAACCATTTCTCCAGGATGAATAATAGCTTGTTTGAATTTCAAGAAAATCGTATCCATCAAAACTATTAGTGCATTTTTATTAAATCGTCTCTTCATCAAAAGTTCTTTTGGATTCATAAAGAATTCGTATAAGATTTTCATCATTGGATTCTCACGGATGTAATTACAGTAATCAGTCATTCGTTCCCAATTTTCATCAATGAGTTCGAATGTTTCCATAGGCGTTATATCTACTGCAAATGTTTCATCTATTTCCATCTGTCCATGCACAGAATTAATAATTTGATAATAATTTACAGGAGCATGAACCATATTTTCATTTCGATGCTGGAAAACTTTTTCTACTAATGCAGTTCTGTTCTCAATCATCCGATCAATAAGATCACGAACTCGACCCCTTGTAGAAACACGCTGTTTTGTAATGCGAGTAATAGTGGCTTTCGTAAATACATTCATCATTTCATGCTTTTTCGAATCTGCTTCTTGTAATCCAATCATGTCGTAGTGCATGTAAATATCTTCAATACTCATTTCAACAAGAGGAATGATCTGGTTCTCTACTTTTATGGAATCAAAACCATCATCACCATAAGAGAACTGTACAATTTTCCCCATATGGTTGCGAACAGTAAGATCATATGCGACGGTAATGTCTTCCAAAGATTTTACAATACGGCGTTGAATATATCCAGTTTCCGAAGTTTTTACTGCTGTATCAATAAGACCTATACGCCCTGCCATTGCATGAAAGAACATTTCATGAGGAGCAAGACCACTAATAAAGGAATTCTCTATAAATCCACGAGCATTTGGACTGTCATCGTATTTGCTAAAATGAGGTAAAGTACGATGTTCAAATCCATAAGGAACACGTTTTCCTTCAACACTTTGTTGTCCTAAACAAGAAAGCATTTGAGAAATATTGATAGGCGAACCCTTGGACCCTGAATTAACAATCATTAGGAACCGGTTCTGTTTGCTAAGACTATTCCTGCCAATTTTACCGGCTTGTTCAGTCGCTTTATTGAGAATGTTATTGACACGAGTTTCGAAATCCATTGCATTCGAATATGCACTTTTGTTTTCGTAAATTCCTAGATGAAGTTCTTGAATGAGATCTTGAACATCTTGCTTTTGTTTATGAACAACTTGTTTGATTTCTTGTTTGGTCTTTTTATTAGCAATAAGATCACTAATTCCTACGCTAAATGAGCTTGTTCTCATGTATTCAGTTATCACATTTTGTAAATCATCTATAAAATCAACACATCTAGGGTTACTGAAATCGTTTGTAATCCGATGCAAAATACCTTTACTGGCAGAAGCAATCATTGATTTTTCCAATTGACCTTTAATATACTTGCCATTTTTGATGACAAGTGTGTTGTTATCATTCGCGTCTTTATCTAAATCACCATTGAACAGTTTTGTTTTTTGATTCATAGAAATCGGTGGGAAAATGTGCGAAAGTATATCAAAACTAGAATGTTTCTTGTGTTTTTTCTCGAATTTGGTGATATCTACGTTTTTGCACATCATAAGCAAATTCATTGCGTCATTACTAGACATATTTACAGTCTTTCTTGTAAAGCGAAAACATCCCAATAACGAGTCTTGAAATATACCAATAATTGGTGCATTTTTTGATGGACTAATCATTTGGTATGTTACTGCTGGTAATGTCATCAATTCAGTTTCTGCTGAAGTACTTTGTGGCATATGCATATTCATTTCATCACCGTCAAAATCTGCATTGTATGGATTTGTAACACCAACATTAAATCTAAAGGTGTCTCCTTTTTTCATAACTTTTACTTCATGACACATCATACTCATCTTATGCAAACTTGGTTGTCTATTAAACAACACATAATCTCCATCCATCATATGTCGATGTACTTTATCACCTTCTTCCAGTACTATACCATCACGATCTACATATCGTAAAGAAACATTATCACCATTTCTTCGTTCAAGACGATTCGCTCCAGGATGGATATCAGGACCATTTTGAATAAGTTTCATTAAGAAATTACGATTACGCTCATTTACTGTGATAGGTTTTGTAATATTCTTGGCAATTTTCATGGGAACACCCAGCTGCGTAATAGATAAGTTTGGATCACCTGTAATAACCGACCTTGCACTGAAATCAACACGTTTTCCCATAAGATTACCACGAATACGACCGTATTTTGTATTGAGCCTAGTACTAATACATTGAAACGTTCTGCCGGAATTTTGTCCAAGAGGACTAGTACCAGTTGCTTTATTATTTGCAATCATAGTAATAAAATATTGTAAAAGCTGGTAATTTTTCTCAATAAATTTGGGATTACCATTAGTCGCAATGGCTTCTTTAATCATGTTGTTGTACTTTAGAATATTCATGTAAATGTGAGTTAAATCGTCTTCACTTCTTTGCTGCGCATCATGTTTTACAGAAGGTCTGACAGCAGGCGGTGGAACTGGTAGAGCATAACAGATCATCCATTCTGGTCTAGACCATATAGGACTAAATCCCATAAACTGAACATCTTCATCTGAAATACGCTTAAACATTTTATAAACTTTTTCTGGTGTTAAATTTTGCGTGATTGTTTGACTTTCACCTTCTACTTTAATACCTTCCCACGAGGCAATAATGTTTGCAAATCCATCTAGTTTTATAGTTTTTGGTTGTAAGCAACCACAACCATCTTCTATTTCTTCACCGCAGCGTGATGTTTTTATAGTACCAATAGTAGCCCATCTTTCTTCTGGTTGCAAATGCAATAAATGTTTGTATTTGTTTTTATTTATCAATAACTTACTGCATTTATAACAAGTTAATTTACAAATCTTCATGATATCTTTGATATGTTGTACGAAAAATACTGGCATGGCCAATTCCATGTGACCAAAATATCCAGGAGTGTCCATATAGGTAAGCCCATCAGTAGGACAGAATAAACCCTTTTCCAAGACACCCATTTTCGCGTCAAACAATCCACCAATTGAATCACGTGATACTATTTCTACGACGGAATTCTTGCGAATCTCCTCCGGAGAAAGCATACTAAATTGTATTCCAATAATCTTCGAAGGATTTTCATAATCGTTTGTTTGAATACGCTTCATGATGCAAATCTATTATATATGATATAATATATTTATATTTATTCATTCAATTTTACTAGAGTTTTATTTTATTGAAAAATTTCCCCCTTATTTCACAAATATATCCAATATCCGTAAATAAAAATTGAAAATGCTACTAATGATCGGTGCTTATTTCGTTATTATCGTAGAAAAGACAAAATATTTTTAATAATGAAAATGCACCTAATAATGAAAAGTTGAACATTATTATTTTTCGGTAAAATGGAGAAAATATCAAAATCATATAAAACAAAATATCAACCAAATAATTATCAATGAATTCTTCGCTAAAAGGCAAAAACAAATGAAAAAATTGTCAACCACGTTGACAAAAAAATAAAATAAATACATAAAAATTTTGTCAACAACTTTAACAAAAATAAATAATAAACTTGACAAAAAATAAAATAAATA